TTAGGCCTGCCTTCTCGGGTGCCTGGGATTTCTTGGATAACGTATACTATCGCTTTGTCTTTCATGCTTGACAATATAGAGATGAATGTTTATATTGTCAACTAGAAAGTAGAAAAAGATGAACTATAAATTTAAGACCAAGCCATACGCACATCAAACTACTGCGTTGGAAATGTCGTGGAATAAAAAAGTATTTGCATACTTTATGGAAATGGGAACTGGTAAAACTAAAGAAAGAGAGAGCTGATAAAATTTCTGCAGAAGTAATTCCTGAAATTATGGAATCAATGAAATTAAAAACTCTTAAACTTCAAGATGGTTCAGCCATAGAAGTTAAAGAAATTTATAGCGCTACTATTCCTGTAGCAAACAAGGAACGCGCTTATCAATGGCTTCGAGACAATGACCTGGGTGATCTTATTAAAAATGAGATTACTGTTTCCTTTGGTCGTGGCGAAGATAACAAGGCAAGTGAATACACTAGCCTTGCAGAGAGTAAAGGATATCAACCTTCACAAAAACTGAAAGTTGAACCTATGACTCTTAAAGCACTGTACAGAGAGCGGGTTGAAGCAAAACAAGACTTGCCTTCTGAACATTTTAACCTGTTTAAGGGAAACAAAACAAAAATAACAAGGAGCAAATAACATGCAACAAGCGACAAGAGACGTTACTGTAAAAAAAGAAGGTAACTTACCAGCGAAAATCGACTTTATAAGCGATGCTGGAGCAGGACTTGAGAATATAGATAAAGACGATTTAGCTTTACCATTTCTTAAGTTATTACAATCAGGTTCGGATGAAACTAAAAAGAAACATGCGAACTATGTTGAAGGAGCAGAAGCTGGAATGTTTTATAAAACTGTATAGTGGAGAAAAAGGTATTGAAGTAATACCGTGTTTCTACAAATTAACATATCCAGAATGGGCGCCTTTCGAAAGAAAGGAAGGTAGACCTGTGAGTCCTGATAGAGGTCCTGAAATTTTAGCTAAAACTAAAAAGGATTCTTCAGGAAAAGATGTTTTAGAGAATGGAAATCAAATTCTCAAAACTGCAAATCACTTTGTAATCATCAATGGAGATAAACCGGAAAAAGCTTTAATGGCTATGAAATCTACTCAATTAAAAGTGAGTAGAAACTGGAACTCTTTGATGCAAGATCAATTTGAATCTGATCCTAAAACAAATAAAAATGTTCCTGCACCTATGTTTTCTAGAATTTATAAATTAAATTCTGTTGAAAACTCTGGTAGTTTTACTTGGCACGGATACAAAGTATCTCTGTTAAGAAAAGTGGATAATGCACCCATCTATCAGATGGCTAAAGAATTCCATAACTCTTTAAAGAAAAGTAACGCTGCATCAAACACAAAGGAAGAATCTAATTATTAGTTTCTTTCTCGGGGAGAAAATAGGGCGGGAGCGGGAGACTTAACCCGCCCGAAAACAGGGATTGTTATGGAAAAAGAATTTATAGAATTATTTAAAGGATATGAAGGCGACTTCGGCATAGCCGATATGTCTAACACTTCAATAGACTCCGATAAAAATAAAATTAAACCAAATTATGAATGGGCAGGTCGCCCGATTACAGACAAGGATTATTTAGATCATTTAGCAGGGAAAAAATCAATTGGAATTCAACCATGTAGAATAGATAAGACTGTTCAATTTGGGTGTATTGATGTTGATCCACCTGACTATGGTGCATTTAAAATCGAAAAGTATTTAGCTTCAATTCAACAGCACAAACTTCCTATAGTCCCAATTTTATCTAAAAGTGGGGGTTTACATTGTTATGTATTTTTAAAAGAACCTATTCCAACTATTGATTTAATAGAGGCATTAAAAGCTTTTCTGCTTCCTCTAGGATTAAAACCAGCTACTGAGGTTTTTCCGAAACAGAAAGAACTACAGAAGGATGATAAAGGAGATATAAAACCAGGTAACTTTATTAACCTACCCTACTATAATAATGGTGGATCGAATAGATATGCCATAGACAAGAATAGTTCTAAACTATCAATTGAAGAATTTATAAAATTTGCCAATGAATCTAAAGTAGACAACACAAAACTTAATGAACTTGTAGAAGAAGCTCATAGAAATATATTACTCGGTACCGATCCAGAATTTGAAGATGGTCCTCCATGTCTAGCACTGTGTGCTTTATCTAAACTAGAAGATGGCAGAGATCGCTATATGTATAACTACATGGTCTTTGCGAAAAAGAAATATAAAGACAAATGGCCTGACCAAGTATCTCAAGCAAATTATAAGTATTTAGCAGATCCTTGGGATAAGGCAAAACTAGACTCTAAAATAAAAGCATGGAGCGGAGATACAGCAGGACATACCTGTTATGAAGATCCAATTAAAGATAAATGTATGCGAAGTCTTTGTTACAAACGACCATTCGGAGTTAAGTCGGATAAAAATACTGATTTTCCTGATATTACCGATTTTCAAGTAATACAATACGTAGAACCTGAATATAGATTCAATGTTGTCATGCCTAATGACGATAACATTGGAGTTGTAATTCCTAATCTTAAATCAATGACAATACAGACCGAACTTTTAAGGTTAATATGGTCTCAGACATTTATTAAGTTTGAAACTGTAAAACCAAAAATATTTAACGCAAAACTTAATGAATGGAGTAAAAATATCCAAAAGATTACACCGCCTAAAGGAACTCAAATTGACGATAGACTAGAAGAAGAATTATTTCAGTATTGTATTAATGGTCCACCGGCACAGGAAAGAAGTCAAATTAACCTTGGATCCTGTCTTACCGAAGAAGGTTTTCATTACTTTAGATTTAATTCTTTTATTGAACATCTAGGTAATGGGTGGAAGATTCCAGAAGAAAAAATTGCACAGAAATTAAAAGACAAATGTTTTGTAGAATTTGATCACTCGTTCAATGTAGATGGAAAAACTTTAAAAGTATGTAAAGTTAAACAACTCCATGCTGAGAAGAAAGACCATAAACCAACAGAAAGAAAAGGAACGAATTATTAATGCGATATAAAGTAGTGGGACCACCCGGCACTGGAAAAACGAGAAGACTTTTAAATGAGGTACATCGATATGTTCAAAAAGGTACTCCGTTAGATCAAATAGGATACTTTGCCTTTACCCGTAAGGCTGCACGCGAAGCAAGAGACAGATTTCTAGCTAAGAATGAAGATCTAACTAAAAAAGATATTAAGTATTTTCAAACGCTTCACTCATTAGCTTTTAATAATCTTGGATTAAGAGAAGAAAATGTTATGCAAGAAGGAAATTATAAAGCCATTGGTGAAACATGTGGTATTCAAATTAAATATGCATCACATGAAACAAATAATTTTAATGGAATTTTTTCGTCAGACAGTGAGTATTTAAGTCTAATTAACTTAGCGAGAGTGAAACAAATTCCTGTAGAAGCTCAGTTTGATTTAAATGAGCATCTGACTTGGATCACGAGCGAAAAACTTATAGCCATTGAAAAAGAAATAAATCATTATAAAAAAACATATGGTCTGATTGATTTTACAGACATGATTCAAAAATTTTTAGATAAAGGAAAACCACCTAAATTTAAAGTTATCTTTGTAGATGAAGCACAAGATCTATCTTTAATTCAATGGTCAATGATTAAAAAAATTGAAGAAGAAACTCAATGTGATGTATGGATAGCCGGCGATGATGATCAGGCTATCTTTGGCTGGGCCGGCGCTGATGTCAATTCCTTTATTAAATGGACATCTAAAGAAATTTTATTAAGGCAATCGGAAAGAGTGCCTCGTTTAATTCAGCAAAAAGCTTTAGAAATTATTCAACGAATTTATGTTAATAGAATACCAAAAGATTATTTGCCGAAAGATGCCGAAGGAAATATTTATCAACGATACAAGTTAAATGATATTGATCTAACTAAAGGAGACTGGTTAATTTTAACCCGAACCAAATCATTATGGAAACCCATTCCTCCTTTTCTAAAAAGAAAAGGACTGTATTTTAATACAGTAGAAGGAAATAGTATCGGCAAAACTTTACACGAAGACATTCAAACCTGGAATGAATTGA